TTTTTTTAATAAAATTAAATAGCTTCTTCATTGTTTAAAGTTTAATAATTTCAGGCCATATTTTTTTTATCTTGGATACATCACGTTCTTCAACAAAGATGTTATGGGAAATGAAATCACTTGCTGTATATGGGATGTTATTTTCTCTTAACCAATTGAAAAATGCACGTTCTAATTTTTCACTCATATTTGAAATTTTTTTAAAACTTATAACTACTGTTTTCATTGTTCTTGTTGTTTAAAGGTTATATTGGGTAAAAGAAATAGGCGTACCAATTACGATACGCCTTTCTTCTCTATCTACCACAACAGAATGTTATTTCTTTTTTGGTTTGTACTGAATGTATTTGATGAATAACACTACATTTAGCGTTAATGATAGGTATATGAGTTCTCCTAAAGTCATGGCTTCTCAATTAAGTAGTGAATAGTATAGTCTTGTTGATCTTCGTATAATACCTCACGAATGTTTGTGTACTTGCGTACTAATTCCTTGAGTTTTACGTACTTGCTTATGCTTATCCATTGTCCTTTGATTTCTCCAGGATTGCATAAGAAAACATTTGTCTTGTTGCTCGGGCGTAGTTCTTCTGCGCTCCAAACCTTGTTAATTTGTACTCTCATTTTGTGGTAGGTTTTGATTGTGAATTAATTTCTTTCGTCTAATATCTTTGCTGAATACGCAGCACCTGATGCTGACGCAACGCATAATATTGCACTGAATATTGTTGCTTCAATATTAGTGTTATGAATAACTGAATAGATTAATAATGACACAGCCATGATTAATGACGTGAGCATAAGTGCGAAAATGAATTTCATAATTGTGGTAAATTAAATAGATTTTTAAAATTGAAAGGCGTAATAACCTTTGGCGTTGATAGTGAGCCTTACTAAAAAAGGGGAACATTTCTGCTCCCCTCGCTTAGGTTTGTAGTGGTTATTTCTTGCGTCTTAATAGTTCGAATTTCTTTTTTCTTGCTTCATTGTTTGCGTCTCGTTTCTCAAAACTTGTAAAGCTATTAAATACACCGTCTTTTTTAGATTCCATTCGTGAACGCTTAGACCCGTTTGTACTTTGCTTTTGTTTGTGTACTATCTTTGCTTCACTTGATTGAATACCTAGCCCGCTAATTAAAGTACTTGTATAGTTACCTTGTTTTGAATATAATTTCATGACGCAAATTTTAAGACGTTAATTAATTAAGCTAGTAAGAATTGACTAGATGCGTTCACTTTTGCGTCAATAGCCGATAAGTTAGTTTTATGCATTAATTGAGTTTTGCCCTCCGCACCCTGTAATAATTGCCATACTTGCAAAGCAAAGGCCTTTCTTGAATTGGTATTTAATACGTTTTGCCCGTCTTTGTTCGTTCTCAATGTTGGTGCACTAACTTTGAACGCTACGGCATCGAATTGAATAATACTAGAATATTCTAAAAAATGCTCTTTGCCGTCAATAATAGCGTACAAATTGAAATCTTTATTAGGGTGAAATTTGCACCCATTAATAACTAGGGCTTTTCCGCTTTGCTTCATTACATCTAGCAAATTGAATAACTCAGAACAAAAATTTATTGTTCTTTGCAAGTTATCGGCCTTTGCATCTATACAAAGGTTTCCGTTTGTTTCGAAGCTAATTGTTTCTAAGGTTTCAATACCTTGCTTCTTAATTGTGTTTAATTGTTCGAATTTAAAAGATAAAGTTTTCATAGTGTGGTAAATTAAAATAAATAGCCCTTTAATAATCTAACTTAAGAAACGGGCATAATAATTCCCTAAGCTAGTTTTATAACGTTTTTGAGGTCTGTTATTCCACCTGTACTGAATGAGCATTCTTTTCCCAGTACGAAAATGAATTATTTTTTTTTCGTTGTGGCCTTTCGGCCTATCCTGTATTGTATGTGTTAACTTGTATTCATAACGTTGTGTTTTTTATCTATACAAATATAACTATATTATATAATATGACAAAGAAAATTATAAAAAAATGCAAAAATATTTGAAATTTAGAATGATTATAAATAAGGCTTTGAATTGAAAATAATTGTGTAAAAACTTGCAAAAGTCAATTTATTTTTGTATGCACAAATGAAAGTGGTAATGATTAGGAATTAATCAGGGGAATGACTAGATTCTAAGCAAATAAAATGAGTTAGTGTAATAATGACACTAAGTACTAAAGGTCAACATGACACTAAGGTTAGTGTATAAATGACACTAAGGTCTGAGTAAGTGTCAACATGACACTAAGTAAAGATAGTTTAGAATGATTCTAAATAAGGAATTTGGGTTTCGACTTTCCCTCGAGGAAGGGGAGGGGATACCAACGGGTGGGAAAGACCCTAAAAAACAGAGATACTTTTTGCAACAAACCCTAAAAAACAGAGAAACTTTTCAGGGGATAGCCTGATATTAAAGTAAGTTAGTAAGGGTATAGCCTTATAAAAGGGGGAGGGGTAGTAGTACTAGGCATAGGGTACATTCGATGTAGGGATAAATGATTATGGTGCTGATCCTATCCTTTCGGTATACAATCAGATGTTCACTTCGTACACATCAGATTATATATTCAAGGTATCAATGATATTCTGTTAGAATGACGTAGAGATAAACAGTATATAGAGAATATTTTTAAGTAGTTGATTACTAATAAGTTAATGTAGTAAAAAGTGGTAACAAGTTGTTCTGACAAAAGTGTATACAAAGTGCTTGTTTTCTTAAATATAATTTATATATTTGTAGAATGAAAGTAGTAAATGGATTTTTGTTGACTCGATGTAGCTTTAAGACTAATGATAAATTGGCTAATTTAGGTTTGCCTAGTGTTAATGAGTTTGATGACTTTAGAGTTAAGGTAAGTGATATCATTGCCTGGAATAGTGCTGATGATGAAATGCATACCACCGTAAGAACTATTGTTGGTGATTTTACTATTGAGGAGACAATAGAGGATATTGACATTTTAATGTTGAGTAAATGATTACCAAGGATGGAGTAGACTTAAGTGTCTGTGCTTATTGTAAGACCACGTTGGATGACTATAGTAGAACTGTGGATCATCTGATACCTAAAAGTCGTGGCGGTAAGTTAAGTAATGCAAATAAGGTACCTGCCTGTGGTGATTGTAACAAGATGAAAGGAGATATGAGCATTACTGAATTCGGGAGGGCTCTAAATGGATTGATCTTCTATGAGCACACACGCCATAAGCAAACCATATCGCATTTGAAGAAAATTAAAATTAACGTAGACACGATTATCGTAGATCGGAACATCCGATCCAAAGACAAAAAATGAACAACATAGTATTCGACTTAATTCTGCTAGAAGCGGATAGGGTAATCAATCAGAAAGTAAAGGGACTCGATCTTTACTATAAAAACCAAAAGGGAGAATTCGTACAGATTGCGGAGGGGTATAACTCGCAGGCTGATGAAGTTATTGCGAACCTGCTACGCAGGAAGAAGATGAGGTATATGATTACGTTTACCGAGTCGTTATCCATAATGAACGAAATTAAGCCATCGTCAAATAAGATTCTTAGGCTGATGTGTCAGCAGATGAACTACGGTAATTTAATCAAAAATTACAGTTTGCGTGATATCCAACAGTTGTCGGACATGAATATGAAGTTCGTTATGAACAGCATCAAAGAACTTTGTGCCAAAGATATTATTAGATTTACATCCGAAAAAAATAGAAGAACCTACATGGTCAACCCCATTTATTTCTACAAGGGTACAATCAAAAAAATGTTTTACTGCGTAAAGGAGTTTGACCGTATGCCAAAGAGGAATGAAGAATTAGATATAGAATATTCACCAACACTAGAGTAATGCAATTAATTAGACACTCGAAGAACATCCACGAATTAAAGATTCAAGGAACCAAAGTACAGATTGCTATGTTCAGCGATATCCACTGGGACAATCCTAAATGCGATTGGGATCTGCTAAGAAGACACCTAGATTACTGCTTAAAAGAATCAATTCCGATGATGTTCAACGGAGATACCTTCTGCCTTATGCAGGGGAAATGGGACCCGAGGGGTACTAAATCTGACATCAGACCTGAGCACAACAATATTAGATACCTAGATTCCATCGTAGAAACTGCGGTGGATTTTTTTTCGCCCTATGCTCACTTAATCACAGTTATCGGATACGGTAACCACGAGACTGCGGTGCTGAAACGTCAGGAAACAGATTTGCTACAGAGATTCGTTGACCTACTTAACTACAAAAATCATTCGAATGTTCAGACCGGAGGGTATGGCGGATGGTTGATCGTTAACCAGGATGTGAGAACAAATAGAAGAATCTCTACCAAGATCAAATATTTCCATGGAAGTGGAGGCGGTGGTATGGTTACACGTGGTGAGATCAATCTTACTCGTGCCCTAGAAATGTATGAGGACTTTGAGGTATTCAGCATGGGACATATCCACGAGAATAAATGTACCAATGTAGTGCGTGATACTGTTGATCACCATGCTGCGGACGGGTGGATCAATAGACATAAGCAAATCCATATGATGATTACCGGTACTTACAAAGAAGAGTACGGTGATGGATCAAAAGGATGGCACGTTGAGCGTGGCGCACCTGTTAAACCTATCGGTGGAAGGATTCTAACCATAGATACTAGAAGGGTAAGAGGGACTAATGGAGACAGTGTAACTGATAGAACTGAAAAATTAATTGACAGTATTAAGTTTCCATTCTAAAAATTATTATATTTGTAAGACCTTTGTTGTTTAAGGTACTCTTGTTTTTTGTTTTGTTTGTTTTGATGTAAGGGGGTATAATAGCCCCCTTATTTCTTTTATAACAATTATTCATATATTTGTGACAAATACATTGATATGAAAGGAGATAAGTACTGGGCATCAAACCCTAAAAAAAGTGGAAGCTACCTTGGTCAGGGCCGTGTAGAAGGCAGACCTGCGTCACCTAATACTCTTAAGGAGGATATGTCGTGCGCTTGTAAACCTGGATTTAAACTAATGTATAAGAATACCAAGGATAAAAAATATTGTGATTAATTAATTTACTTGACATGAAACCAATGATGAAAAAGAAAATTGGCAAAGCTATCGAAAGAGCTATGGCCAAAGGAGAAGCTAAAATGGAGAAGATGCCTAAAGGTAAATCCACTAAGCCTGCGATGAAAAAAGGAATGAAGAACTATTAATTCCAACGACTATATGCGTCAATCAAAAGACGGTGTAGTTCGAAGGGAAATATTGACATCTGAATGGAAACCATCTCACGCTGAGTTTGATTATCCTAAGCCATTTGTAGATTGGATTGATTCCATCAACAGTGGATGGCAAAACAAGATTTATCATAAACCCTTCGATTTATACTGCGAACAAGCTAAGATTTGGCTACAAGATGATACCCTCTTAACAGACTTTGAGAACGAAGAGGATCAATACAACTGGCTCGCAAAAGAAATCCAAAAGTGCAACGACAACACACTATACTTCTGTAACAAGTACGGTTGGATCAAAGAAGATAAAGCCGAGAATGGTATGCTGCGCTATCAGGCGTGGGATGCACAGAAAGTCCTACTGTTTTTATTCGACTGCGGTTACTCATTGATGATTGGTAAGGCACGTCAGATTGGTTTTACAACTACGATGTGTCTCGCAGGGATGAAACGTGTAAACTTAAACAAATCATATTTCATTAAATTTGTTACTCACTCTAAAGACAAAGGTGTCGAGATCTTTAGGGATAAAGTTAAATGGACATACACCAAGATTCCGGACTACCTAGCGCAAGACGTTAAGAACTGGACTGATCAGGTGATGTCATTTGACAAGAAAGGAGAAAAGAAAGGTCGTGACGAAGGTGGTGCATCTCGCTTCCAAGTAGACAGCCCTCAAGTAGATGCTATCAATGGTGGATCTCCATCAGCGGTATTCATCGATGAGATCGGTCTATTTGATATATTCGGTGAGATGATGCGTGAAGGTCGACCTGCCTTATTTAAGTACAACCCTGAGACTGGCAAAATGACCATGCAGCAACAGTTCTTAGCATGGGGAACAGGGGGAGAAATGGATAAAGGGGGTTCTGTATTCGAAGCAGAGTTCAAAATGGCTCTTAGTCAGTGGAAGGAAAAAAACTACGAGTATGGAATCATACCTTTATTCTTCAATGCCTATGCACGAAGAGGGGTCACAGACGAGCACATCAATAACGAACGTAAAGCATACCTTGCATTGGAAGGAACCAAGAAAGGAGAGGTCGCTAAAGTTCAGTTCCACCAACATTATCCTATCACAATTGACGATATGTTCCTGCGAAAAGCAAGAACGCTCGTTCCGATTCATTATTGTAACGAAAGATTAAGTAGTATATACGGAAAGGATACACCGATAGAGTACGGATACTTCGAACCTATCATGGATATGACCCAACCAACACCTGATCTAATCACTGAATATAGGATTACAGGTGCGAGATGGATCCCAACGTCAGGAAGAGAAGACATATCCACCACAGCAATGGTAGTTCACCATCCACCTGAGAACGAAATATGGAAGAATCGCTGGTATCAAGGGACTGACCCCATCAACTCTGAGACAGGTCACTCCATGATGTGTAGTGCCATATGGGATGCGCTGACAAATACAGTGTCTTCTGTGGTATTTCACCGTGATCGCAAATTCAAATTTACATATCTACAGGTATTATTGCAAAGTTTGTACTACGATCAGCAAAGAAGAGGTGGTGTAAAGGAACTTGTTGAGAATAACATCGGTGATATGCACGTTGACTTCCAAGAGATACACGGATTTAAGCATAAATTCACCGCAAACACGCAGTTGCCTGAATATTTCCAAACTTATGGTGGGAAATGGTTCGGCATTTCCAACAAAGCAAACACAGCTCCAAGAATTATTGCAAAAATTGAGGAAATGATTGATGCCTACGGCATCAATATAGACGTTCCATGGATCTGGGAGCAGCTGAAGACATTTGTCGAGAAGGATTTGAAGAGTTCAACAAGTCATCGCCAAACTAGATACCAAGCTGCCGATACGAGATACGATTATGATGACGCCATCTTTGCTATTGGCTTTGCATATATTAATGCACAGTCACACGCTAGGTATGAGCCAGAGAATATCAGGTCACAAGACAAGGAAACGCACGTAATTACGAAATATGTTCAATGTAAAGAGACTAACTACAGAATGAAGTTAGCTAAAGTAGATAAGAGGACAGGTAAGGTTTTAAAAATACTGAACTAAAAACAATTATCTTTGCTATAAATTAATTAGTTATGTCTATTCAACAAAGATCATATTTAAAAGGATTTGGTCAGAGCACCAATGAAAAATATATCGTAGAAGATATTCAAGAAATTGTATCTAAATTAAATTACAACGACACACTCTTAAGATCAGCAACATTCTTTGATACTACAACGCAAAATAATGCAGGAGCAACTGTTGCTAATCAAGTTTTAATTAACTCTACACAAAATGCTAATGGATTTACATTAGGACCTGACAATAGAGTGAATGTTAGCGTTTCAGGAAATTACTATATAGATTTTGCTGTTCAACTTAGTTTTACAGGAGGAGCTTCATCACCTTATAATGTAACTATTTGGTATACTGTAGATGATGTAATTGTTCCAAATTCAGCATTTACATTTACAACTACCGGCGCACAAAATGATCAAACTTTAGGTAGGTTATCAGACACAATTTCCTTAAATGCAGGTCAATATATTAAATTTTATTGGTGGTCAGCAGTTACAGGAATGAAGCTTTTAGCAACACCATCAGGTACTAATCCAACGAGACCTTTATCACCATCTGTGAACTTCAGTATATTTAACGTAGGATAAAAATATTTTATTATTAAAACTCATTAAGAACTAGGTCTTTATCCAGGCCTAGTTTTTTATTTTCCCAAACTATGCCGTATTTATTGTTTACAGCTTGATGGTAATCATACAGAAGGGAAAGAAACAATTTCATCTCTTTTTTGTTTAGCATTTTGCAGGACATATTCTTGTACTTAGGGTACTCCTCGAATACTCCTTTGTTTAGATTGATCCAGTAAAGATGATATTCTGATTTTCTTCTGTGATGCTCGAAAGCTGGGTACACGAAAGATTTAAGGATAAAGTGCTGAGTCTTATTTTCTAAAACTTGTTTAAGCTTGTTACTTGAGTAGGCACTAGATGTGCTCATATGCATTCCAAATTAGGTCGACTTCGTTACTTAAATCAAGCGTTTCGATTACTTTAAAGCTATCATTCACTTCATTTACCCAACAAATATAGGAATTACCTAATTTAATTTGACAATTTTTCTCAATTATTTTTTTATAGACACCTAATTGTAGGCTATACTTGACTAGTTCACAAGAATCAAGATGCTTTAATGGACCTACCATTTTCTTGTTGTACATTGATTTTGAATCAATCTTCTTGCTAGTCTTGTAATCCCATATCTGAAGCTCTTTAGCTTTGAGATTGTAGAATAGTTTGTCTACCATTCCACATATTCCTTTGTCTTTATCTCCTACAACCCATTCCATCTTTACAGGAATAAGTCTTCCTTTAGCCATAGAGTAGAAGTCTTCAATCATTCCCATTAGGTTGACAGGAATCTCAAGAGTAGAATCAGGCGTATAGTACTTCTGACCAAAGCGCATTTCTGCGTACTTATGTATTTCAGTACCTACAGTTGCTGATTGATCTCTAATGTTCTCCCAGTCTTTAAGTACATCAAACATTTCTAAGCCGTGTTTCTTTGCGTATAAGCTCGCCATTAGTTCTTGATCAAAGATTGGCTCAAAGTTTTTAATCATGGTAGTTACAGAAACACACTCGTGACCATCGTACAAGTATTTATGTTCTTCTTCATGGAATACAATCCCATTGAACTTATCTAGTTTTTCAAATACATCAAACATTCTGTAGCTCCAATTCTTCAATTAATTCCTCAACCAATTTCTCAGCGATAGCATCGTCATCGGAATATGGTCTGAATCGGTTTGCTAAAAAGTATTCGTATGGAGAGTTTGTAGGAATCTCTACCTCTGCAAGTTTATATCCAAGAACCATATGCTGTCTTGCCAACTTTGCTGCATCCACAACCGTGTAAACTGAACCCTTCTTAATCCAAGATGATTTAGGAAATGTACTTGGCATACCCGAATCATTAATACAAACTACTCTGAAATTTTCCATAACAAAAAGAAACCCCCCGTAAGATTAGCAGGGAACAGGGGGTTGAAAACCTTTTATCTCTAAAACTATGCTGAGTTGCTAATCTCAATACAAACCTACGAACCTTTTTTCTATCCGCCAAATATTCGGTGAAAAAATTTAAAGAAAGAAAAAGAAAAATAAGAAAAGAGAAAAAGAAAAAAAGAAGCAAAAAAAGAAAAAGAGAAAAGAAAAGATTAACTATATATTCGTATATACTACGTATATACTCACATATACTTAATCAAAAAGAAAAAGAAAGAAACCCAAACCCAAAATTTTTTATGAATTTTTTGTTTATATTTGCCGAGTACTATGCACGGTGCATGGTTATTTTTTAACCACACAGACTTAGGTCGGTGTATAATTTTATTTAAAAATGGCAATTACTTACAAATTACCGGTAATCAATGCTGATTCAGCGTTGATTTTGAACACTCCAGTAGCGGCTACTGATGTTGTTCTTGCTTCTGGCTTACTTAGCATTAAAGATGAGTCAGGTGCTGTTGCTTTGAAAATCAAAGCTTCTGATCTTTTAGGATTCCGCTACACTGCTGGAACTGCTGGAACTGCTAACATCGTTGATGTTGCTCTTGCTGCTGTAACATTCCCCGCTGTTGGTGGTGCTAACTTTGCACTTACTATTTCTGCTCCTTACGCTCAAGCTTTCTTCAGTGGTGGTGTTGAAACTAATGCGGTTTTCCAAGCTCGTACTTACACTGTTGGTACTGATGCTACTCCAACTGCTGCTGAATTAGCTACTGCTTTTGCTGCTGCTATCAATGCTGATATTAATGCTTATTTTTCTGCAACTGTAGTTTCTTCTACAACTGTACGCATCACTTGTGATAACGCAGGATTTGGTGCTCTTAACGTAGTTGCTCCTATCGGTGCTACTGTTACAGATCAAACTGCATGGGTTGCTCCTGCTGGTACTCCAGCTCAAGTATTGAATCAAGTAAACGTAGCTACTTACGTTACAGGTGCAAGCTACCAAACTTACCAAATTATTTATAGTAAAGCTATCCGTAGCAACATCGTTAACGGCCTTGAGGTTTCTAAGCCAGTTACTGCTTTGGTATATCTTGATGCTGCAAATGGTGGTACTGCTGCAACTGTTACAAAATTGACTTCAATCTTGAACGGTTCTTACACTCCAGTTGCTGACTTCTTAGGTTGTCCAGCTGTATAATTAAATTTTAATTATCTTTGTAGGGTAGGCATTAAATTGTCTACCCTATTTTTTTATTACTTTTATGGCAGGAAATGAAGCAGATTTGCAGATATTTGGCATCGAAGGAGATAGCGATTTAAGGCTTGAGTACCCTGAATTAGCTGAGATCGATGAGTTCAAATCTCTCAAAGCAAAAGAAGTAAGACTCGCTTGGTATATTGGAAACAGAACAAGTCCAATCTACAAGTTGAGCAAAAAAGAAAAGCTAGTCAAGTCGTTAGAACTAACATACGGCAAAGATTATCACGTAAGGAAGGACCTTGGAGATATAGTAAGAGGTCAACTTCCTGACTACTTGATTGCTGCGATTCGCAAAATGGAAACCTTTAATCCTGAGTACAGGTTAAGGGCAAAGCTGATGACGCAGTATATGTTTGAAGTACTCAACGAAATGATTGTTCTTGACTCTCAAACACTTGCGAGCATGGACATTGATGAAAAGAAAAAGTATACTGACTTAGTTGTTAAAGTCAATGATGAGTTACCAAGTATGATTAAAAATTTAGAATCAGCATACGGTGCTAAGGTCGTTGAAAGAAAAGCTAAGAAACAGGTTCTTGTTAAAATTAATGACGTATTGAAGTGATATGAGTTATATGTTTAGCACTGGTAGGTTACGACCTAACAAGTTACAAGGTAAGAAAGACAAAGACTACCACAAAGAATATGCGAAGTTCTGTCTTGCTATTATGAGCAATTACATCTATCGCAGATACATTAACAAGTGCTTAATCAACTGGTCCTTCTTTAAGGGACAGGATGGACAATGGATCTTCGAAGAGGATATCGAGGCATTCTTCCTTGATGAGTCAGGTGACGTTCGTAACCGACTTAAATGGACAAAGAACGTAATCAAGCCAATGGTACAGCAGTACGTTGGTAATGCAATTCGTTTAGCTTATGATGCTCGTGCTAATTGCGTATCTGATTTCGTTATTAACAAAAGAGAACAAGAATTAAAAGAATTGAAGGCTTGGCAGAATGTTGCTGATTCAGATAAATTCTTAAAAGATTTAATCAAAGAAAAAGTTCCTATTCTTGATACGGAATTAGAGACAGAAGAATTATTCTACAATACATTCGTTGAGAACTACGAGAAGGATATTAATAATCTTCTTGAATTTATTTCAAACGAAATTAACATTGATGAGTTAAAAACTCAAATAACACGAAATCTTGCTATCTGTGGGCTTGGTATTTACAAAGGATACGAGGCAGGAGAGAATTATGCAGCTGAAGCTATTAACCCACTATTCTTTTTGTGGGATATGTCTGCTAAGAAGCCTGACTTAACTGATTCTGAGTTTATGGGTGAGTGGTATTACATGGATACACCTTCTATCTTTGAAAGATACCCACACCTCACAAAAGATGAGCGTGAAGCTATTGAGAACTACTCTAATCACACCAACCAAAACAATATGCACAAGATTGTGAATGGTATTTATACTATTCCTGGTGGTAAAGTTCCTACATACGAAATATATTGGAAAGACGTTGAGAGAAGAGAGTACGGATGGGTTATGGATGAGTATGGATATCCTTACTACACAATGATAAATAACCCTGACTCTAAATATAAAGATAAAGATCTCATTGAACCTCAAACTGAAAAGCACAAGGAAGAAATGGGTGGTAAGAAGAAACAGACTATTTACGTTGATGTTCTTCGTTATTGCATTATGATTCCTCAAGAGGAGATTGGGTACGGTGACATTGTACTTGAGTACGGTATCTTACCTTATCAGGAAAAGAATCTTTACGATCCTGCAAATGTAAAATTCCCATACAAGTGTTATACTTGGGTTTATGACCGTGGAGAAGTTTTAACGCCACTAGATGACGTTATTGATCCCCAAAGGTTCCTTAACCGTACTATATCTGTTATCGAATCTCAGATGGCAAATATGCGTGGTAGCGGTACTGTTATTTCTAAGTCTGCTGTTGACGATAGAGATGGCGAAGCTGATATCACAAGAAACATCAACTCATCTAAGCCAATCTTCGTAGATACTGACCGTGTTGGATCAGTTCAGAATGCTATTGGTACTTATGGTACAAACATTGGTTCTGGTACACTTCAGATGTTCCAAGTTATTCAAGCTGTACAGCAATCTATTCAAGATGTTACAGGTGTGAATGAAGCTATGACAGGAACTCAAGGTGGATCTGATGTATTAGTTGGTGTAGTTGAAGCTCAAATTCAGCGTGGATCACTTGTACAAGAACCATTCTACTGGGCACTTACTTCTATCTTGCGTCAGGCATACGAGCATATGGCTACAGTTGGTAAGGCTATCTATTACGATAATCCACGTAAGTTGGCAATGATGATTGGTGATGAAGGTTTATCTAGAATCGAAATCACTAAAGATCACTTACTTCAAGATTATAGAATCTTTATTAAGCGTTCTGAGACACCTGAACAAGGAGTTAATGCTGCAAATCAATTGTTGTTTACTTTGCTACAGGCAGGTATGATTGATCAATTAATCTTTGCTAATCTATTCAACCGTGCTACACCTGAGTTAGTTGCTAACGCATTACGTCAGTATCAACGTGATAAGAAAATGGCTCAACAAGAAGCTGATAAGGCTGCTCAAGAAGGTGCTGTTCAGGGTAGAGCTGCTCAAGCTGATATGTTAGCTCAAGCTCAACAAGAGCAAGCTGCTCAACAACAGCAAGCTATGGATATGCAACAGATGGCTCATCAACAAGAGTTAGAAAAAGTTGCATTGAAAGAAGGTGCTAAAACAGAAAGAGATATAATTAAAATGCAGGGATTACAATAAATTTGTATTTTTGAACCAAATAATATATAAACATGGATGCAAATCTTGAAAAAGAAGTTGCTCAAGCAAACCAGGACATATTCTCTGCACCAGTTGTAGAGAATCTTGAGCCCGAAATGCAAGAGCAACTCCGACAAATTGAAGCTCTGGCCGGAATGGACCCTAGCTTTGCAAACTCCGCGGAGTATAAAGACTTGATTTCTAGCATTACTCAAGCAAGCAGTCAAGCAGGTATTGAAGACGAAGAGGAAGATGAGGAAGAAGATGAAGAAGAGGATGATGAGGAAGTAGCTCAAACTCCAGATGACATTTTCGGAATCATGTCAACTCCAAAGAAGGCAAAGGAAATTAAACTTAACTTTGAACCACCTAAGGAGATGATTGATTTGATTTCAAATAAATTTGGAGTCAATGACGCTTCTAAGTTCTTTTCATCTGTCGAAACATGGAGATCGCAAGCGCAAGAAGGATCTGAAGTAAAGAAAGAGTATGAAGCTCTTACTGCTGACCTTCAAGCTTTACCTAGCGACATTCGTATGCAAATCGAATTGTGGGCTAATGGTGAAGATCACGTTGCCGCATTTGCATCTTCACAAAGACTGGACTTCTCAGCTGATTGGAAAAATCAGGAATATGAGAGCCTTGTCCAGCACTATTTTAGTGAGCAGTTTGAGGAATTAGCCGAAGAATTAGAAGACGGCAACATTACTGAATCTGAGTACGATAATAGGATGAAGCTCTTAGCAAATACAACTAAACGGTTGTTCGCTGAAGACAAAAAAGCTCTAGAGAAAGATCGTGAGGAGTTTGTGAATCGTCAGAAACATGAATACGAAAACATGAAGAAGACAGCTCTCCTTTCCGTGGAAAACCTAGGTAAGACTTACCCTAACTTCAGTAAATCCGAAGTCTCTAAGATTAGGAGTATCTTGGTTGAGGGGAAAGCGGAGAACTTGTTTATGAATGCTGATGGTACATATAAGGAAGATGCAGCTGAATTAGTTGCATACGCTATGTACGGCAAGAAAATGTTGGAATCTGTTAAGAAAATCGCTGAACGTCAAGGTGAGAGTAGGGCTAACGAGAAAATAGTAAGCACAAGTCCTAAAGAACTCCGTAAGAGCAAGGCTGCCGCGCCTAATCAGGCAGGTATCCCTCAAGGAGCTCAACACTTGAGCGGTCTATTTAAAGGTGATCCTTACGCATAGTAATTAATTAGTAATTTTTTTAAACCCGAAGCAAAATGGCTTTATATAATGAACCGAACGTAAAGTTCACTAACCAGAACTACAACTCCGTAGGATCTGAGTATGCTGCTTTATACGGACACGACATTTCGTTGCTCGTACAAAAGTTGACTAACCGTGCGATCTTTGATGCTGCTCCTCAGCAGTTCATGGATTTGAAATTGTTAAACATGGTACCGGCAGAGCAAGTTAACTCTGACGAATTCTTCTACCAAGAGATGGGTTACCAACGTGAGCCGCTTGTAGCTACTGCTGCATCTGCTGCTGTTTCTTACCCAACTACTCAAACAATTTCTGTTACTTCAACTGATAACATCTCTACTAACACAATCATTTCTTACCCTAACGGTCAGAAAGGTAGCGTTGTTGGTGTTGACACATCTTTGTTGACTGTAACTGTTTCTCCTTACAATGGCGATACTCTTCCTGCTGTTGCAGCTGACGATATCCTCGCTAACGTATCTTCTGTTGACCACGATGGTTCTGACGGTTTCGCTCAGTACTTCCGTGCTTCTACAATTGAGCGTGCTAACTACATTCAGTTGTTCAACAAAGCAATCCGTTACTCTGAAGTTGAGCTTCACAAGTTGAAGACTATGGGTACTACCTCTAACTTCCTTGAAATGGAACGTAACGCAATGTTCAACCAACACCGTATCGACCTTTCTAACGCATTCTGGACAGGTCAAAAAGGTGAAATCATCACTGCTGATGGTACTCCTGCTAAAACAACTGGTGGTGTTTACACTTCTATGTTGGAAGCTGGTTCTCCAAATGCTGTTGCTAACTCTAACACGTTAGTTGACGCATTCGAAGATATGGTATTGTCTTCTGAATATGGTGACTATGGTCAAGCTCGTATGGCGTTCATGACTCCACGTATGCACCGTATGCTTTCTTTAGCTTACAAAGAAGAGCTTACTCGTTACGCTCCTAACGATGATATCGCTTTATTGAACTTGAAAGAGATCAACCTTGGTTCTTCTCGTATCGTTCTTGTTCCATTCAAGCGTTTCGAAGATAAAGCATCATTCCCAGGTTCTTTCGAGAATCGTATTGTTATCCTTGATATGAAAAACATCAAGCGTACACAACTTTGGGGTGAGCGTTCAGGTGACACCCTCAAATTAGAGGATGGTGTTCCTAAGCGTTATGGAGATGTTTGGGTAGACTGCAACATGGGTGTGAAATTCCACAACCCACTTGCTTGTGCTTACCTTAACGTAAACCCATAATCTGAATAGATTCTTAATCGAGGGGGGAGTAAAATCTCCCCTCTTTTTAAATTAAAAACATAATCATGGCAGTAAAAAAAGTAGAAAAAGACGTTACTCCTAAAGCTGAAGAAACAGTATTTCAGGAGGTTAACGCAGAAGAAGTGAAAAAAGAAGAAACACCGGTAGTTGAAGAAAAGAAAGAAGAAGTTCTACCTGTTTCTCTTGTTCAGAAAATGATGAAGGAATTGGAAGACCGATTCAATAATCAAATCAACAAAATCAAAACCACAGTAGCTCAGAAAGATATTGATGCTGATCTAGATTACATTCAAGATCTTCAAGACGATTGGTTGGAGCAACCTGTAGTATTCTTTGCGTTCTCACTTAACTTCTCTATTCACGGAGATAAAAAACGTGGTATCGAGTCAACTCCACCAAATGGAGCTATCAAATTTAAGCCACTTGTTCGCACAAAGCGTAAGCGTGGTCGTGATGTTCAAGTAGTATCTGTATCTTCTGTTAAGATTCAATCTCAGTCTGAATTAGATTATATGCGTAATCACAGTCAGTACGGAATTGCATTCTTTGAGAATATGACATCAGCTATGGCTGTAGATTCTACTTGGGCACAAAAAATGATGGAAGCACAACAGTCTATTTCAAGATTGTCTGATATGCAAGTTATTGCTCGCATTCAGCAAGAAGGATTGTCTGTGACTCAAAGCCCAGAAGCTATGCGTAGACAACTAGTTGAGCTAACAGCTGAAAGAGCTAAGGCACAACAGGATCGTTTATTGTATGGCTCGCTTAAAGGCAGTGTAATGGATAAAAACACTGGTCGTGTTATAACAGAAAAAACTATCGGATAATTATGATCTTAGCTCAGGAACTACGGAATCAAATGGCCTTTGCACTAGATGCGGAGAACTCTGATCACTATTTAGATCAGTTAGACTATATCCCTGCAATTAACGCAGCGATTAAATGGTTGACAAACGTAGTGAATGCAGCTTACGGTCAAGATAAATTAGGCGAAGAGTTCTTTAGGGATCTAGCATACTCGGGGGTGTTTAAAACTACTAACACCTCCAGGGTATCCCTAAATGTATTTCCAAGTGAAGTATGGACTATTCTTGGAGTATATGCTAATCCTAAAACAGAAAAGATTTCAGGTTATCCACCTGTACCAACACCTGATAATACACAAAGCTATTTCTTAAGCGATGAACTTCATAGATCGTCTACAGACTCTTGTAAGAGACTTAGTGTAGAGGAATGGTCAACTAACGCTTCAAATCCATTAGAAGCAGGATATGACGGTAATCAGATATGTGATGCACTTAAGTTGTATGCTTATCTAGCACCTGCTAATTACCAAGGTGTAAATATAGGTAATAAAGCCGCAGAAATTGAAATCAGACCATCATCTGTTAATGGAAAGGTTACTGTATTCTGGGCAAAGAAACCATCGGTTATTACTACATTATCTCAAAACATAGAATTTCCAAATAGTGTGTTCCAATTACTATTTGACAAAGCATTGAGTTACATTGCATACAAGCAAGGTGACCAAACAAGCATTTACTCGGTAACTGCTCAAGATATTCAACAACTATTAAGTTCAATGTAAGATGACATATAGATACGTAATATATGACTTAGACAAAAGCTTTAACTCTGCTTTTGATGATGCTGACTTCACGTTAAATCAGCTTCTTTATTGGACAATGGTTGTAGCTAACCGTATGCGTTTACAGCAGACGATTGCTACCAATACTGACTTATTCACATCTACATTCAATAGTGTAGAAGTTAAAACAGATTCAAAAGGAAGAAAGTACATCGATCTTCCTGCGCAAATTATGGACTTACCTAATAACTCAGGTGTAGTCTACATCACATATAACGAGGATACTTGTAAGTGTGATGGACCAGCATTCGCTCAGGTGTGGTTTCAAGGTGTTAATGTTGGAAGCGTTCAGCATTTGTACTTGGATGAGTATACAAAACCTAGTGCTAAAAATCCTTATTTTTATAGAATAGGTGATCACATTGATGGGGTTAAAGTTAACCGTATCTATCTACTTGGTTTAGAGTGTGTTCCTGTTAAGGATGTTGAGATTGCAATTAAAGCAACTCTAGATCCACGAACATTATGTAGTCTTGATGAAGAGATTCCATTGCCGGATGAAATGATTCAAGAGTTAATGATGCAGGTACTACAGCTTGGTAGATTTGTAATGTTAATGCCTAAGGAAAATATTAACGATGGAGAAGATGATAGTGAACTTGATCCTAGACTTTATGCCAATAGATCTGTTCCTACTCCTGATACAACAACTCAACAAACCGCTCAATAATGACATCTAACGATTTCGTATCCATAGAACACTTATTAGCAGAGGTTACTGCCACTGTTAATGACACTGATTATAAAAAAGGATTCCCTAAGGGTTGGTACATTTCTCGTATCCAAGATGCCATGCAGGAATTATCTTTTGATACTTTCTGGTTGAAGGTTCAGCAGGATGTTGAAATGCCTGAGAACTGTCAGATTGAAATGCCTAAAAACACATTTAATATCCGCGAAATATATCTTTATAACGGCAGCCTTTGTAATCCTAATAAGACTCAGGTTGTTTATTGGAAGCGTTTGTTCAATAACACCGCTGATGGAACTGGATACACAGCTCAAGTAAAAGACGATGGTAGTAATGGATCTGATATCTATCAGCCAAACCAACGTATTTACACTCATAATATGCAAGGTTTTTATGGTCCTAAATACTATTATAATGTATTAAATGGATTGGTTATGTTCAGTAAAGAATGTAAAGGCTTTCCATTTGTTCGTATTGTTTATAATGGTATGGGTGTAGAGAATGGTGATCTACCTGTTATTCCTAGATTTTTTGAGCGTGCAGTCGTTGACTACGTTGAAGAGAAGTTCTACAATGCAATGAAAGCTAGAGATGTTCGTATGTATCGTCCGTTATGGCAAGATGCATTTAGTAAGTTAAATGATCTAGTTAACGGAAGTTGGAACAAAGCTAAAAAACGTATTAAAGCCATGGATTCAAAAGAAAAAGCATCTATGGAAGAGTATATCTCATCAATGTACCATAAGTAATGAGCACTTCAAAGAAAAGTAACCCTGGGTTATGGAAGCGTATTGTTGCTTCTGTTAAGGCTGGATCAAAGGGAGGTAATCCTGGTCAATGGTCAGCTAGAAAAGCTCAATTAGCAGTTCAGAAATATAAATCTGCTGGTGGTGGTTATTCAGGTGCAAAGTCTTCTTCAAATAGTTTATCCAAGTGGACTAAGCAAAAATGGAGAACAAAGAGTGGTAAGCCAAGTTCAGAGACAGGAGAGAGATATCTACCTGAAAAAGCTATTAAGTCATTAAGCTCATCTGAGTACGCTTCAACTACTAGAGCTAAAAGAATAGGAAAAGCTATGGGTAAACAATTCGTAGCTCAACCTAAAAAGATAAAAGAGAAAACCGCTAAATACAGAAAGTAATGCCACAGACACTCAAGAAAGAGTTGATGAAGTGCAATTCGCCTAAGTCAACACCTAGTCACCCAAAAAAGTCTCACGTTGTTAAAGCGTGTGCTAATGGTGTAGAAAAGATTATTCGCTTTGGTCAGCAGGGTGTAAAGGGATCACCTAAGAAAGCCGGAGAGTCTGAGTCATATGCCAAACGCAGAAAGAGTTTTAAAGCTCGTCACGCAAAGAATATTTCCAAAGGTAAAATGAGCGCTGCATACTGGGCTGACAAAGTAAAATGGTAAGAAACATATTTGAAATGGCTGAAATGAAAGGTCTTGGTGATGTAGTTGAGAAGGTTGCTCAAATCACCAAAATGGATAAAGTTGCTAAATTTGTTGCTAAAGCATCTGGTGATACGTCAGGCGGCTGTAGTAGCTGCCAACAAAGAAAGGATACTTTAAATAAGCGTTTCCCATTTAAGAAATAGTATGAAGCAACAACATCATCCATTAGATAATAAAACATATCAAAAGGGTATTAATTCTGATACCAATAATGAGATATTAGGTTCAGCAACAGAAGGAGAACACCTTGATGCGTTGAATATGCGCAGTATGCCAATGGATGGTAACAACATGGCAAAGAAAAAGATTAAGGGAGAAGATATGCTTTTTCGTTTAATCGATAACAGGTGCAATCCTACACCACCTGCCCTTACATTTACCGCTTACCAATGTATGATGGCTCAAGAAATCAATGGTCATATCGTAGAGATATGGGCATCTTCTGATGTAGATGAGTATCCTATCATTCGTGTAGATGGTGTTATTGTTGCTTACAGCTCTGATTTACCATTTGATTTACAACACCCACTTCAATACGATAAGAATGAAAGTTGTGTCGGTGGAGAATTTTACGTTACAAATAATAACACACCACCATTGGTGTTCAATGTAAAAGACTTACTAAATAATTCTACTGGTTCTGATTGCAATGAAAAGTATTTCTCTGAATTTAATGTAGAGATTTATGAGATTCAAGCATCAGCCATACTTTATAAACCTGCCTTCATTAAGCAAGATCCAAGCTCATCAGGCTATGATTACGTTATTGGTGGAACTGGGCTTCCTGTTGGCAGTTATTCTTACGCCTATCGATTTGTTGATAATGAAGGTGAATATACAGAATGGTCTCCGATTACTGAATTGATTCCTGTTGTTAGAAATAATAGTCCCGCAAATGGACCTCAGTTTCCGCATTCAAGAACATTCTCTAGTGAACCAAATGTAGCATCTCCAACAAACTACGGTAACCACTTAAGAATAAGATATCAAAATGACAATCTATTTGCATTCATAGATGTGAGAAGAGATTCATGGTACGCAGGTGATCCAATTGGCACGCCTCCTGTTTCTCAAATTATTGCAAGTATCCCTGTAGCTACAGGTATGAATGTAATAAATGTCATGGATAAAGCTCCTGCTGATTTTGATGGTGCAGTTGAACTAGATTCTGGAGAGCAGAGCAATACATCATCAAACGTAAAAAGAGCTAAATCAATTAGATACTTCAATAGTAGATTATACCTAATGAACGTAGGTTACGAATCTAAAGATATTGAGGATCAAATTCAATTTGTTGATGATACTGCTACAGGTAGATTCCCTGTAATTAAAAATATAGGAAAGCCAGGTCATAAGCACGTGTACAACTCAGCTATGTACAAAAGCAATATGCGTGGTGAAAGAACAGGTTTTGGTATTGTGTTATTCGATAAGAGTAACAATCCCACATATGCACTTCCTATCCCTAACGCTGAAAACTTTGAGTTTCCAAACAGGAGAGATGAAGTAAGCACAAATACATTGAATACATCTTATCAAGGTTGTGTTTATGCCGCTGATACTAACGGAGATGTGTCTTATACTCACGAGGTATTTGATCATTATGAAGCTGTAGCAAAAGAAGGTCAGAATGATGACAAAGATGATGTTGGATTAATGTACAATTATCACGACAATCAAACATTCACAAACTGGTGGGAACACGCTAACACGCAAATGAATCCTGTATCTCAATTTGATACAAATAGCAAGTTGAATAAGGCAGTTAACGGAATTGCTTCTGTTGACAATGGCCCTAGTGTAACTTATGCACCTGAAGGATTTGGATTAAACTACTACGCTCAAGGATTTGGTTTTAAAGGTATTGACCTTTGGCCTAAATGGGCTGATGGATTCTCTGTAGTACAAACTGAACCTGCAAAAAGAGTTGTTGCTCAAGGTCTAGGATTTTACTCTCTTATTCCTCAAGATGGAATTATAGCCACTGTAGAGAAAGAATTAAATTCTTTTTGGTCTTATTTCCCTGATTTAGATATATTAAACCCTGAGATTGCAGAGGATTTAATTAATAATCCAAATTCATACAAGATTCAATTGGTTTCCCCTCTTGGATACTTTTCAGAAATTTACAATACTTATAAAGAAGAGCTTGACAGCAGAAGAAAGGGTACTGATATGATTACATATGCACGTATCCTTAGAGACAGAAACTCTTCTGATATAGCGGATCAATTCAATCCTGGTATCGGTAATGAGTCTGGTATCCCAGATCCTAATGATCCATTCAACTTTTTTAAGTATGTTGCATACGGGAGATATACCAACCTTGTAACAGGTGATTCTCCAGCGTTTCCTTCGAATGGAAATGGTAACTTAGAATTTACTATTTCAGATGTTCAAGAAACGACAACCAACTCTACTAGACAGTCTTACTTTAAAGTAACATTAGATTCTTCAAATCCTGATGTGTACAACGCAGTAAATGGATTGACAGCATTAAATACAAATAATAATGCTAACGAACCTGGTGTTATGGAGTGGAGAGAGCCTTTATATGTCATAAACTTAGTTAAGGATGTAGATGTAAATCAAGGCGTTATTACTGAGTACAAATACGGATCTTCATATGTTAAATTCAAGTCATTAGTTCTTGAATCAAATGGAGATGCAAATCAAAGTGCTGTTTTAGTATCTGAAAGATGGGAAGATTGTATTCCTAGAATTGATGGTCAGGTTACTACAGCTTACGACTCAACAAAGAGATTTGTATTTATTGAAGAGCCGAATGGAAATGTAAAACCTTGGATGAACATTCAATTCGAATCCCCTTCTAATAAAACTACAATATTAAACGGATTAGCTGCTGCTGCTCCTGGTCCATATACTAATTCAACCTTAACAAATGGAATTGGAATATATGGAGTATATACTAGTACCGAATCAGCAGGCGATGGAGATGGTGTATGTCGTGTATTTACGTTAAACTTTAACGAGATATCAGGATATAGTTTATTCTCTGTTGTACCTAAAGATAGAAAGGTTTATGTAAATTACGACCCTAGAATACCTGTTCAGGTTTATGGTGGTGATACTTATATAAATGAATCTATTTGGGCAGCTCTAGACAATAACTATGACAATGATGCCAACCCATCTCAATTAGAAGGTGGTTGGTTGTTCCCTAATAATGAGTTTAAGTTAGACTTACCATTCCCACTTAAGAGATATACATTTGTTGATACATATCCTATTTGGGAAAACTCTGCTCCATGGAACTATGACTTTGGATATGACTTCCAATTCTGTGGTGCACTTAAAGCTAACGCTGCATTAATGAGGCAAATGATTCTTGTTTGGACAGCAGAAACTAGGATTAACCTATCTTTTGCATTCAACGTAGAACAACCTGATAAAGCAGTTAGTGATCAGTATTATCCTCTAATTAATTACATTCCAAGACCTTACAAGTGGGAGGAAAGTGATCCTGTGGATGCTGTTCAATTTGCTGACGATAACAATATGATACCTGGTTATTTTAATGACTATGGTTACGAATGGAATCTATGGAATAATGGTGGATTCAGATTCTTGATGAATGACTTGCAGACTAACATTGATTACTCTAAAGGTCAAACAAATAAAAGCTTTTTTACAAAACCATCTGTAGGATTTGAAGAACAAATTGATTTTTGTACTAGAATATTATGGTCATTAAGAAGACCTCCTAATTCTCAGAATACTCCTTCTGTAAAAACATATCCTGCTGCAAATTACTTTGATATTTCTGATGATACAGGTGAAATCAAGTTTGCTTGGTCTGCTATATCTGGTGATAAAGGAAATAACCTTTACGCATTTACAGATAGCGGTATTTGTTTATTACTTGTTGATAAAAGAATTATTCACGAAATTAACGCTAATGAGCTTGCTACTATTGGTTCTGATGTTGGTGGTATTCTTAATCAGCTTTGGATTGATAGAACTATTGGAATGCATGATGAGACTTGGAGATCTTGGGCTGAATATTCTAATGCTATATTCTTTGCTAATGGCATATCTGCTTATGCTTTTTCTGACAATCAATTAACTGAGATTGCTAGAACAGGATTCTTTGAATTGCTAAACCGTAAATACAATCAATTGATCGGAGAAGGTTATGAAGCTAAGATGTCAGGTGGATTCAATGTACTCAACAAAGAGTATATTATGAATGTACAAAATGAAGATGAGTTCAGCACGTTAATCTATGGAATCAATCAAAACGCACTTCAGTGTCAAAGTTCATACAATTACGATAAATACCTTTATTATAAAAACCATTTATTCGGAATGAAAGGCTTAGGTACTTATGAATTAGGTATTGGTAATGAAATTAATGGAGACGATATACCGGCTTATTTAACAGGTATTTCTGATGCTGAAATTATTTCAGATAAAGAATTTATTCGTATTCGTGTAAACTCAAATAGCAAGCCTGAGCAGATTTACTTTTACAAATCTCTTTCTGATTACAATAATGACATTTATGATTCTGTAGTTGATGCTAATGCTGTTCCATTAAGCATTAAGAACTACTTTGGATACGAGTGTTACATTCCAAGATCAATTTACGCTCCTTATGAAAGAAATCAAGGTAGGGTGGTAATATTTAAGATTGTAAGTTCTGCTGATGAAGACTTCTTAGTAACAAGTACGGCAGTGCAGTACAAGGCTTTAAAATAATTATTAAATTTGAAAAAAGAAAATTATGGATCCGTTCTTAATAATGCAGGCCGTTAATATGGCTAAAGACGTTGCCGGTAAAAATACTTCTGGTTATTCAAATCCAAGTGGTGTTCCTAATAATACATTAAATCAGGGAGATGGTTCTTTGCGTGGTGGTCAGCCTTCTGGTGATTTAAAATCAGGCATAAAAAATATGATTGCTGGCAGCAAAGGAACTGGCGCCTTAGGAAGTATTGCTTTTGGTGCTGGTCAAGCATTAGCTGGATTCTTAAAAAAGAAAAAAGGTGAAGAAATGACACCAATGGCAGAAAGTCCAATGGAGCGTCAAATGCTATCTACTATTCAAAGAAGAAGAAAAGCTCTTCAATCAGGAACTGCTTACAATTCTCAGTTAGCTGCTAATAAACAGTTAGGTAAGACACTTATGACTAACTCAATGAGAGCAGGAGGAACTCCTAATTTTGGTCAATACAATCAGTTGATTGGAAATGCTGCAAAAGAAATCGCAGCTCAATACGGTGGTCAATTAAATCAATTACTTGGTGCTGAACAACAGCAAACTACAAGTATGGCTAACAGAGCTACTGATATTCAATTGCTTCAGAGATCACAGCTTATGGCTGATGCTGCTAATTTGCAAAAGGACGGAACTAGCAACTTACTTGCTGCCTTAGGGTCTGGAAAGATGAAAAGTCAGAATGATCAATTAAATTCATCTAACTCAGCACTTCAGACTCAGTTAGCGTCACAGAATCAAATAATTAAAGCTCTTCAGGCTCAATTATCAGGTTTAAATACTCAAACTCCATAATAAAATGGCTAAACAGAGAAAAGGTATATCAAAAGCTTTAAGAAAAGGTAAAGTAGAGTCTGCATATCAGATGCCAGAAGGTGATGTTGATGAATCAGGTTTTGGATCTCCAAAAACAAATGTAGAGCCTAATGGTTTATTTACAGGTAAAGAAGGTGCAGCTATTTCTGCTATTACTAATCCAGTTTCAAAGGTTTTAGGTCAAATAGAAAATTCAAATCCAGCTGCATCAGTTTCTAATTCAGTAACTAAAGAAGCTGTTGACAATGCTGAATCAATATCTGATTTAACTAAAGTTCCTACACTTGTAAATCAAATCAATAAAGAGACTCAAAGTGTAAAGGATCAATTAGATGATCAAACTTTAAATACATTATCTGCTTATAGTCTTTCTGAAGATCCAACAGATGATGCTGCTTGGGGTCAACCTAAGGATGCCGTGGGACAAGTAAATCCTATGGAGCAAGTTAATGCGTATACATTCCCTGAAGGTGAAGTTGATGATTCGGCATACGGTCAACCTAAGGATCAAATTCAAGCAACTGAAGAAATTGTTCCAGGAAGCGGTCAGGTTATATCAAGGGTAGTTTCTGATGAAAGTCTTCAAGGTCAAAGACCTGCTTACACACAATTAGCAACTAAAAATGATGTTACTAATCAATTAGCGCAAATGTATTCTGCAATGTCTCAGGATATACCTGGTGCTGTTGTGGAGAAACTTGGTATTCAAGACTATTATCCAAGTGCAGCTAGAGATATTGCTGTAGGCACATTCAGTGGTAGTAGAATTGGTAGTCAGACTATTTATTCTGGCACTGGAGGATTATTACCTATGGGCCTATACGATGCTCGTAAACGTGCTATTTCAGAAGCGGCAAAATCAAAACAAGCTGAGTTAGATAAAATACTATCTGTCCCTGAGACAACACCTCAGCTTATGGAAGCGTTTAATGAATATGCTGTAAATACATTGTATGAAGATTTAGCAAGAACAGGATTTAATCCAAGTGCATATAATAAAGATTTACAATCTCAAAGAAACAAATATAGACTTCAGGCTGTGGCCAAGAACATGACATATCTAACTACTAGATCTAAGGATCTTTTAGCCGCTACAATAGGTAAAGATGGTAAGCCAGGTGCTTATATGCCTGAAGATATGAAACAAGAATTAACTGACTTCTTAACAGGATCTATTGAGAATCCTGAAGAATACTTCAGTGGAAAGAAAAATCTATCTGACATTACAAATAGAGTTAAATCATATTCTGATGCGTCTGTTTGGATTGATGGAATGAGACCTAATTGGGTAGCGCATCCTACTGAAGTACCTGTAAATATTAAAACAGGCAAGGAATTAACAGAGGAAAATGTAGCTGAATTAAACGCAGCTGCTGATGGATATCTTAAAGCAGTAGAGGATGGCTCTAGAGATACTGAGTCATACATGACTGTAATTAAAAAATACATTGATGTTGATCCTTCAATAGTCGATGATTGGATGGATGGACAAGGTTACTCTAAAGATGATCCAATACGTCAAACGATGAGAGATTACTTTGAGAAGTCTATTCCTGCGGCATCATTCACATCTTCAATTAAGACTGTTGCAAATCAAAATGTTGCAAGAGCTAGACTTCAATTAGATGGAGATAAGTTTAATTACCAAAAAGAATCTGACAAAGAATCATTCTGGGGCACAATTAACGCCAACCTAAATGATGCGGTCAACACTAGAACAGGTAAAACATTCAACCAAGAACTTGCTGCGCTTCAAGCGAGCGGTCTTAAAGGAGAAGCCCTTGATAATGCAATTAAGAATGTTTGGAATAACTACTCTTTTGCAGCAGGAACTAAATTGGTTAAGAATAAGAATGGATCATATGTTGTCCAAATGCCTTCTACGGAAACTCAATCTAAGAGCATTACATCTAAGGATATCTATGTTAATGGCAAGCCTGTTAGGGTTATGGCAGTTCAATACTACGATAAGGATAAAAAACAATGGATTGACGCTAACTTGACACCTCAACAAATTGCTAATAGCAAAAAGAATATTAGGGTGGCTGAAAGTAAACAAATGTTTACTGATGAGCAAAAAGCAGCATTGGGTAAATCAGGTTCTTCAATATACACAAAAGTTGTTGGTCATCAGATTCAAAAAGGATTCTACAATGATCAAGGTCAATTTGAACCGTTAACTGCTAATAACTTAGCTAGATACAATAGAAGTAATAGAAAGGCAACTCTTCAGAGAACTGTTGAGCAACCATACTCTAGAGGGGAGCAGTACGATAAGACTGGAGCAAAAGTTAATTACGTAGAAACCATACTTCCTGGTCAGGTTGTTGGTGCTTGGTCTAGAATTGATGATCCTGCTGGTCAACAGTTATTGGATGAGCAAGCTGGATACACTACTAAGCAATCTGCCGAAGCACAAGGTGCGCCTGACTCATCTTCAGGATCTGGTGAATCAGGAGGAGTTGTTATTGCTCAATAATGATTTTGCCCTTATATTAACTATATTTGTAATTAAATACTTATTATGGCTCAAGATTTTATGTCTACACAAACAGGTGGTGTTGGTGAAACTATCCAAGCAAAATCTAATGTAGACGTTAGTCCGGAGCAGTTTTCTGCTAAATTACCGGTTCAGGCTGAGTCAGCTCCTCAACCTCAAGAACAGCAAGTTCAACAGCCACAAGCTCAACAGGAAGCCCCAGTTGAAAGTGCTCAAGAAGTACAAGTTCAACAAGCTGAGGCTCCACAACAAGTTGCAGAACAGCCTACGGAGCAAGTAACTGAACAGGTTACTACTCAGGTATCAGATCCACTAGATGTTGCTAATGATAGTGAAAACGTCACGTTGTCAGATATGACTACGGATGGTGATGTCATTATTGATCCAGCGGCTGAACAGAAAGCAGAGGTAAAAGATGTAGAGGTTGATCCTGATACTGAAATAGAATACGATGAGCCTACTTCAGATACGACTACTGATGGTGAAGTAATCTTAGGAACTAATCAAGAAAATGATGAGAATCTAACCGAAGGTTACAGTCCTGCTGTAAGCGTTAAGCTAAAAGGAAGTAGAGTACTTATTGATAAAGCCAAAGGAGATCCTGATCCTAAAAAGAATCCACCAAAGAAAGATGGATACTATAAGATTCCTGGATCTGATGCTGTATTCAAAAAAGAAGGTGGTACTTGGTATAAGTCTACAAATGGTGGAGATAGTTATTTTAGACTAACCAATGGAGACGTAGAAAAGAGAGTTGCATACATTGAAAGTTCTGCTGTAAAGTTCAATGATAAGAATCTTAAGGGTACTTCTCAAGTTGTAAATCCAAGACAAGGTAACTTAGGTAAATTTAATTTATCTAATCAAGCTGTAACAATGGGTGGTAATCCTGTTGTTTCTAAAAACATTGCTTTTACAGATCTTACAAAACCAAAGATTGGTTCTGAGACTGATAAATATAATAAGGATGGAACTGTAAACTTTAATTACAATCCAAACGTAGCTAGAATGTCTCCCGAGACAAAGGCTGTATACGATGCGTCTAAAAAGAAATTAGACAATGGGTTATACAAGTTTCCGGGTAGAGAAGAAGCTTTATTCAAAAAAGAAAATGGTCAATGGTATGTTGACGATTCAGGATCTGGTAAGAAATTTACAAAGGTAACAGGTGAGAATCTTGATGCTAGGCTTAAGAACTTAGAAGCTAGAGCTATTCCTACTACGGCAGGAGCTGTTGTTCTATCTAGATCAATTGAAAAACCAATTACTCCTAATACAAATGTTTCTGATGCATTGTCTTTTGTGGATGATATAAAGGCAATGACTCCTAAGATTGAAGAGACAAATAATCAATTAAAGGACGCATTTGAAGAAGGTAAAAACTTTACCGAGACAGAGATATTAAACTATGCTCAAGATAAGCTTACGATGGATCAAAAAGAATACTTAGTTGGTATTCAGAATGACATCAAGCAAATATTAGGAGATGGATCTTATAGCGAATTAAAGGCTCAAAAGATAGCAGATTTATTATCTAGTGGTGAGCAGTACTTTAATGATGCTGTAAATGCCAATGATTTAATTAATAAGGCTTACTCAGCTGGAATTAGCGTTGACAGATTAAATTACGAGAATAAAAAGAAATCTTTTCAAACGGACTTTGATCAAAAGTCAATGTCTCCTGCTGATCAGTTTGCCGCTAGGACATTTAATGAGGTTAGATTTATGTCTGACTTTATTTTGGAAAATGTTGATGAAGGCAATATATCTATAGATCCAAAGACTGGAGAATTTTCATACACAAAAAATGCTTCTCCTTTAGAGATTGAATATATTGAAAAGAAGCTTGCTGAAAATCTACAGCGATACAATCAAATAATGTCAGAGAGATTTGCTGAATCAAAGGAAATGATTTCCAATGATAAAAGTTCTGCCTCTGATATTAAGAATGAAATTGAAAGCTTGCAGTATCAGTTAGGCGCAGCAAGAAGAAAAAATGATACCAACCTTGCTTCTGCATTATCTGCTGAAATTAAAAGTAAAAAGCAAGAACTTGATACAATTGAAAAAAGGATATACGATAATGAGAATTTAACAAATACTCTTTTCCTTACCAATCCTAAAAAGATATTAAACAATGTTGCAGGTCTAGAGACTGAAACGGCTAGATTAGCTTTTGATGCTTTGCCTAAAGGATTGAATTCAAAACAAAAGTTTGATTTATATTATCAAAACTTACAGAAGAAGAATCAAGAGTTAGCTACTAGGAATAAGATTGATTACGCATCTATGGATCGCATAATCATGAGAACAAAGGATTTATTAGATTGGAAAGATTTATACTCATTATCTAAAGCAGAGCAAGAGTACTTAAAAAATAAAGCCACTCTGAATGCTTTAAAGCCACTTTACTATAATAATGATACAGGATTTACAGCTCAAGGAACTGGATTCTGGGATTCATTAGTAAATGGATATGCTAAGGCATTGACCCCTACTATGTCTGCTGCCGATGGCTATCAATCAGAGAATGAAAAAGCTCAGATCATAAGTCAAACAATGAAAGATCAGGGTTTCAATCCTGATAGCTTTGTTACTCCTGATGCTCTTGATAAGATTCAAGAAAAAACGAATGTTGACTTCTGGAGTCCGCAATCATTTGCAGAAATGACTGGTACATCATTGGCTTATATGTCAATGGTTATGTTAGCTTCTGAGGCTCCAGGAACAATGCTTAAAGGATTGGTAAATGCAGAGAAGTTAATTACAGGAGCAAATACAATTACCAAAGCTGAGAAGTATGCAAAAGGATTAAATGATGCGTACAATGCAGCTATGAGCACAACTAAGCTTGGTAGATTCCTTAAGCCAATAGCTCAAGAAGCTGTTAACTTTGAAATTGCCGGAGATATTTTTAATGATCCAGATAATCAATTAAATCTAATCTCAGGTGCTACAGGTGGTGTTTTTGGAGAGGCATTTTCTGTTGCTGCTAATAAGATGGGGGCAACAAAAGTATTCAACTATGTTTACAATATATTTGGAAGCAATGCTAATGTAGCTCTTAACACCTTAGCTAAAGCAGGTAAAATGGCTTCTCGTGGATTTGGTGAGGTTCCTAGTGAGTTAGGCGAAGAGTTAGCAGGAATATACGTTAACTCGGATAACTTCCAAGAGATGATTGCTGCTGCTCAAGAATCATTTGGAACTATAGATAAGATACAGCAATTTGTAATATCTTCTATTATATTAGGTACTGCATTCGGTGTAGCTCAAGGCAATACTGCCAAAGAAGCTATGGATGCTATGCCTGAAGAAAAGAGAAATCAGGTGAACGCAGTCTTGAACCAATTAAGACAAGACATTAATAAAGGAAAAGGTGCTGCTTCTGATTATGCTCAATCAATGTTAAATAAAGAGGAAGCTCAAAATAAAATCAATAAAGATGATCAAGAAGACCAGCAAAGGGTATCAAGTGAATTCGGAGAAGGGGAAAAACCTATCGAAGAACAACCTGTCTCTAAACCAAGCGAAGAAACGCCTAGCCCTAGTGGAATGGTTCAAGGAGAACAAGAGCAAGTTACAGAAGAAGTAACTCCTACAGAAACTAAAGTAACTGAAGAGGTAATCGAAAAACCTCAAATGACAGACCAGGAAATATCTAGTAAGATATCTGAAGCTGTAGAAAGCAACCAAGGACTTGCTGATAAATTAAAGTCAACACTTGGATCTAAAATAGGTGATGGAACCAAACTAAAAGGACCTAAGACTCAAAAGATTTCCAAGGGCATGAAGAATGCAGGCTTTGATGTTGAAGAGGTTGTGTCTATGTACAATCAAGCAAAGCAAGATGGATCTAATCCTCAATTAGTTGCTGAGGTCGAGAAGATAATAATGCCTAACACAGAAACTACTGCTGATGTAGAAAGGGCAATGGAAATGCAATCATTGAATATGTTTGATGAGATTTCAACCATATCATCGATTAGAAACTTGTCAAAGAAAAATGATGCAATTAAAGAATTTGAGCAAAGAACAGGCCAGTCTTTTAAGAGAGTTTCAAAAATAGAGCGTAACTTTGATAATATAACTAGAGCTCTGAAGAAGAGCAACTTAATAAATATAGATTGTTAATATGAAAAAACTACTTACAGATCAGGAAGTTGAAATGATCAATGCACTTGGTCATGAAGAGCTAAAGGCTAGTCACACTTATTTGCACTTATCTAACAGCATGAAGACAATTGGATTCTTTGGTGCTGAGAAATTCTTTTTAGAAGAGTCTAACAGTGAGCGTGAGCATTTTGGTAAGCTTGAGACTTTTATGAACGATATGAATGAGCAGATTGAAGTTCGTGCTCTAGACGCTGTTTCTGTAGATGTCGAAGATTTAATGGAGGCATTTGAGTTAGCAATTGAAATGGAAATGGATTTACTTGGTAAATACGAAGACGCATACAAAAAGGCTAGTCCTAAGATGCAAGCTTTGATTCACCATTTTTTAGAAATACAAACTGAAAGCGTTGGCGAGTACGGTGATTTAATTGCACGCTTAAGCAGAACCAACGAACCTATTTTCATCGATCAAGAACTAGCAAAATAACATGGCTAAAAAACCCTGTAAATACCAATTGCCAGGTCAAGACACTTGGATGTCAGAGGCTGAATTTAAGAAAGCACTTAATGATGGACTTTTAGATAAATTCTTTATTGAGTCTGGAATATCTATTCCTGCTTTAAGAGGATTCAAACCAGAATCTGCTAGAGCTGAATCATACAATCTTAAGGGAAGTAAGTTTGGCAAGATGGGACAGAGTCCTGAATTAAAGTCAAGTGGATTCAATCCTAACGATAATCTATTCTCTAAACCTGAATTAGCTCAAAATACAAGCTTTGGATGGAGAACAATGGGAACTGATGAATTTAACTCATTAGCATCTGGAGAAAAGAAATATGAAGGTGGCGCACCAAAAGGTGGTAATTGGATTTCAGGCATTCCTGAGTCTTCTTCTAAATTCGGTGGAGAAGGCAAGGTCATGGTTGAATTTGGAGGCATTGATATTAAAGGTGGAGAAAATATGTCTGCCGGATCTAGTGCTGATAGAAACAACGTAACAAAGGTTTGGAAATACAATTCTGATACAAAACAATTTGAAGAAGCTCCTGAGTTATTAGACTCTATTAAGAATGGTTCTAAATTAGAAGCAGAAAGTGTTTCCTCTACGGAAAAAGAAATGTCTTCAGTTCAAAATCAACTTGATGATATTTATGACAATAAGATGCCTGACCTGGAAGAAAGGCTTAAGAAGACAAAAGATGAATATGGTATGTTCGCTAATGGACATAGCTTAGAGTCTATAGATAAACAAAGAGAACTTCTTAAATCAGAAGGTATTGAATTAAACGATTATCTTTCTGATGAGCAAAAATCCATTATTGGTGAGATGGAATCTCTTCAAAATGAAGCTGATAAATTAGAAGATAGAATATCAGATTTAGATGAATTAGACGATGCAGATAAATCTAAAAAACCAAAATCATACGAAGCATTAGCTGAAAAGATTAGAAATGGTAAAATTGACACTAAGGGTATGGCAATGTCATCCCTTCCTGGTTTTACAGAAGCTTGGAATGCATCAGTAGAGGCTGCCGCTAAAGCTGTTGAAGCCGCAGGTGTTACAGTTGATGCTGTACAAAAAGGTATTGCTGCCGCACAGGCCGCATTCAAAAAGACTGATTTCTACAAATCTCTTAAAGATAGAGCTGAGAAGAAGCGATATATTGATGATTTAACTCGTGGTATCGAGACATCCCTGAATGAAGAAAAACTTACCGGAAAACAAAAGAAAGCAGGTAAGGAATTCAAAGGTAAAGTTGATGAGGCTACTGGTGTAACTCGTGACAACAAAATCATCTCAATGAAAGAGATGGATGCTCTTAAACAAAAGCTGAGAACTGAAGCTAAATCTTCTAAAGATGCAGTGAAGTACGTTCAAGGAATAAAAGAAGAAATCAAAAAATTCATCAAGGATACGCTTCCTAAGGAGCAGTATTCTAGAACAGAAGTGAACTATTTGATTAATGCCGTTAATAGAGCTAAAAATGAAGCTACATTAGATAGGGCAATAGATAAAGTTTCTGAATTAGTTCAAAGAAAAAATGAGCAAATCAGAAAGAAAAAAGTAAAAGAAGTCATTGGCAAAATTAAAAACAGCAAGACTTTATATTCTAAAGTTGACGGCAAGAAAAAAGGTAAGGTTACAGTAGAAGCTCAGAAAGAATTCTATGACTTCGTAGGCACTTTATCTGACATAGAGTCAATGTCAATGGAAGAACTTAATGAGGTTAGCGACATTATAGATGGCATCGTAGAAACAGGTAAGGCTGATCTTAAGAATTTGAAGAAAATTCAAGATGATATCAAAATGAGAAATGCTGCCGATATGCTAGAAGAATTAGCTGGAAAGCCTGATGCTATATTAAGCGATAACGAAGCTGTTTCAACTTTCTTTGAAGGTCAGGGTGGATACGTGATTATTGATGGTAAGATGTACAATAAGAGTTCTTACAACTCTAGCCCATACAATAAGAATGTAGATCCTGAACCTATACCTGGTCCTGCAAAAGGATACACTAAGGTAAACATGAGTGAGAAAAAAAGAATAATCTCAGAGAAGAAAGGTAGAGCTACAAGATTAAAAGAATCCATAAAAAGATCAGGAATACTTGATAACATATATGGATACTTCCAAGTAATTGGCAAAGGAGCACCTAAGACAGCTAAGTTCATTAAAGAGAATATATCTCAACCTATTAAAGATTACTTTGTTGATGTTGAGAATTCATTCAAGGAAAAAGCAGATAGATATTTTGAAGGTCTAAATGAAATCTTTGGAAGTAAAGATGCTGCTCAAAAAAGATTAACAGCTGATGCTGATATTAATCCACTAAGAGAAAGTAGAAAGCAAGGAGTTCCTGTGTCTAATTCAGTTCTTGTATCATTGTACAATATGTCAAGACTAGAGAATGGAATGAGTAGACTTGAGAAATCAGGTGTAGATGCTCAGGATCTAGTTGATTACATTGAGTCAAATCAAGATTTAAAAGACTATGCTAACTTCTTAGTTGAGCAATACGAAAGCTTCAAATCTGATTACGAGCCTACTTTTATAGCAGTAAATAATATGCCATTCCCAGAAGGCTACTACTACCCTGCTTATGCTGATGCTAATTTTGATGATGACACATTTAGTGAAGGCGATATATTTGATGCTGACAATAACTTCTTGGCGTTAAATGCGATGACAAATAACTTGAAGCAAAAGACTGGTTATCAAGGTGCGTTTAACACTTCAATGGGTGCTGAGGAAATATTCTTTGACTATATCAAAAATATGGAAAGAGCCAAGTATTTGATTCCTGTAGCTAAGGCTGCAAATCAATTATTTGCCCAACAAAACAGACCATACATTCTTGACAAAATGACAGCTCAAGATTTGTCTGATCTTCAAACTCAATTAGGAATTATTCTTACAGGTAAAAGACCTATTAAGAAAAGAGGCGAAGCAGTTATGGATGAGTTTATGAATTATAACTCATTGATAACTCTTGGATTCAAATTAAAATCATTACCTACTCAGTTGGTTTCATTTACCAACTTCTGGGGTCAAGGGATTGAAGATGGAATTAGTCCTAAACAAATTATAACCGCATTCCCTAAGACTAAAGCAGAGTGGGAATTCTATAAGGACGTTTTCTTTAGTGAGTACTTAAAAGAACGTAGAACAGGTAAGAACCTTGACCTAGAATTAAAGCGATTATTTGATGAATCTAAAAAAGGAAATTCTGCTAAATGGTGGTCTAAAGTTTCTAGAGTAGCTATGGCTGTAGCTGGTAACGCTGACTTCTTAGCTAACGTGTCTCCACTTGGTGGAGGTGGATCGTATGCCATTGCAAGATATAGAGATGCATTGGCTCAAGGAATGGGTGAAGCTGAAGCTAAAGACTATGCATTTAAGAAATTCGTTGAGGGCGTAGAAGAAACACAGCAAACATCTAGAGAAGATTACGTTTCTAGCTTCCAAAGAAGTACTGTAGGTAGGATGTTTAGTTCTTACAAATCATCACAAATTGGTGGTGCTAGAAAAATAGTTAAAGGATTCAGAACATTGAATAATGAATCTTCAACAGATAAACAGAAAATACAAGCTTACTACGATATAGTTTATTACTCTGTTCTTAGTAGTATTCTATTTAACTTAATTTCTAATGCAGGTTATGCTGTATTTAAGAAAGACGATGATGAACAAGAGTTTGATGAAGAAACAAGAGTAGGATACGACTTGTTTGTTGACCAAGTACAGTCTACACTACAAGGATTTGGAGTGCCTGGATTTATTGTAGATGGAATCATAAATGCTGCTAGGGGGGATGAATGGAAAAACAATGTTCCATTAACTCAATTCTTCAATACAATAATGAGTACAGGCGGTGCAGTTATTGAGGCTTTATCTAAAGATGATTGGAACAAAGACATCGATACTAAAGAAAGAGAAAGATTCCTTGAGGAAATTGGAGATGAGAAGAACCTCACATATAGTCAAGAGGAATACCTTAAATTAATGGAGCTATATGAAAATGCATCAATATGGAGAAAGATGACTCCTAAGCAAAGAAAAGATGCTCTTAAAGTTTTAGGCGTTAAGAACTTGGTTAAGCAAGCTGAAGATTTCGCAGAATACTATAAAGGTAACAAGTCGTTTATTGATGCATTTATGGGTTACGAGAAGGATTACTTTGAATATGCTAAAGCAAGAAATAAAAAAGACTACATATTTAAAAATATATTTGGAGAGGATTATATTCCAAAAGAAACACCAGGAAATAAAAAACCTACATACGAGCCAGAGATGAAGGAAGACCTTAAAAGTACTGAAACAGAAGAGAACTGGTAACCTAAAAAGTTGACAATTAAATAAAACTTAAATTTGTAACAATAACTAAAAATGGCAACACCTATTAACAACCCATTTAAAGCCTCATTACTAGTAAACTCATGTAGTTCACTTGAGGTATCATGTGACTGCAAGAAGATCACTTTTAAAGATACTTCTAACTACTCGACTAATGATCTTCCGGGACATGAGTCTACTGACTTTACTAGCCGTACTATTACTATTACTCGTGGTGACGGTAGTACTTACATTATGGCTACATCGGATATTGCTAATAGGGATTTCACCATTCCACCTCACAATATTTCAAACAATACTTTTTCATATTCATTTACGAATACTGATGAGGATGGACTATGGAAAGTAGAATTATGTACTTATCCTAATTGGCGAGATGATGTATTCTATCAAGCGTTTCTTAAGCCTATCGTACTCCGCAATGGCGTATTGTACCAAGCTGTTAGTTCTTCTACTGATATTGATCCTGCTCTTGATACGAACCACACTTATTGGTCTGTTTATACTGATACTAGTGATTGCAGTGATACCCGTTACTGTACTTCACAGACTATTGTAATTACCTGCATTTCTATTGAGAACTGTTATCGTCAAGCTGTAGCTGATGCGTTCTGTGGAATGGAATCTGCTCCTTGTAAAGATATGTGTGACAACAAATCTTTTATGAAGGCTATGAAGATGCGAGTGGTAATGGATGGACTTGAATTCGCTGCTTGTGCTTTTGATTGGACTAACGCTCAGAAGCATATGGATATACTTAAATCACTTTGTTGCTGTAACTAATGGCTTGTAACTGTAATCACACTCCCAACTGCACTGAGGTATCTAATTGCCTATGTGGTGTTATCATGGATATCTATGATGACGGTATACTTATTGAGTCTATAGTATTCAATACATATACTGACGGAACAAATGTTTTCTTTGAGACAACTGAGGATACAGCATTTAATCCTCCAGCCACATCTCCTCTTACTATTTCTTATAGTAGTGGATCTACAGAGTGGCAGTTGTCGTATAATGATGGTGATGCTGCGGTTGTATTTGGTCGTTTTGATGGTACATCTATTTGTCCTATTAGTGATTGTGATTGGATACTTACTTCAGATGTTTCATCTACTTACTCTATTAAGGTTCGTTCTGTAGATTGCGGATGCTGTGATGAGAGTTTGAATGTAGCATTAACTTATTTAGGTGATGACTATACTGCCACTGCTAACATCGCAAAGGATGAGTATGGCAACACATTGGCTTACAACGGTTATCCTTACTACTCGTTCACTATTTACGCAGGTGACGAGCCATTTACTTACTACATTTGGTTCAACTTAGATGAGTGGTATGTATCAGAAGAACTTGGTGATACAGGTGTATTTATGACTAAGGTAGATGTTACTACCGAATGTCCATTTGGACCATATGATACGTCAGGTGATTTCACAAGATTCTCTGTAACAGGAGCTGAGTGTTTTGACTGTTGTAATTATTATACACCAAGATTTAGTAACTTTATCAAGAAAAAGAAGTACCAACTTGTTGATGGTATTTCTGCTATTCGTAGCAAAGAGTTGTTTGGATTTAAATGTGGGCCTGAATGGACTGACTTAATGAAACAACATTTAATAATGGATGTATTGCATTGTTTACCATATGGAGTAATCTGTGAAGAGACAGAACAATGCTTGATGAATAATTTGAATGAAAACTGTAACTGTTAAGATATGAGCTGTACTAACTGCGGAAGCAAAAGCTGTTCTTGTTCTGATAACTGTCCTAATAAGACATCAGACATCACGGTATTTGATGGACAACTAAACGTATTGGAGGTTCCTTGTGGAGCTTCCTTAAATGATATTCTAGCCTTGCTTGAGGCTTATACTACCAATATGGTAAACGAGTTGGATTCTATGATTAGTGTTGTAATCACTACGCCTAATCCAATTGGTCTTTCTGCTGGTACGTATTCTATTCAGCAGGTAATCAATGCTATTCTTACTACATTAACTACACTCAATAGTTCTCAGGTATACGTTGATGTAACTAAAACTGGTTCAAATACATTATTAGCTACCCCAACAGGTGGTGTTGCTCCATATACTTATCAGTGGTTTATTCAAGATTCTAGAGCTCAAATTAATATCTCTGGATCATCAACATCATCTTCGGTTACTTTAACTCCTACAGTAGCTACTAGCGATGCCTTGGTTAAGGTTAGAATTACGGATGCCAATGGAAGAAAAGCAAACGACTGCTATTATTTACGAATTACTACTTAATACATAAGAAATGATACAAGTTACTAACACAAACTCACAACTTAAGATTACCACATCTACTCTTATTGAGTACTATCAATATGATACATTCAAGGGTATTTCTTGGGCACTTGATTCTAAAGGATACTATGTTGCAATCAACTTTATTGCTAACGATAAGAACAACTCTCTTCGTTTGTATATGTCTGACATTGACAATCAAGTATCTTGGACAGATACTGTTACAGGTGTTTCTCAAGCTGTAAATGATATTTCTGGATGGATTGCATCTACAGGAACAGTTAATCCTGTGGGAGAGCAAAGAAGCCCTAATTTTAATAGATTATCTGGAACAACATCAGTGATAGGCCCTTCTGTTAACAGAATATCATTTTCTAGTGTTGGTACTGCTAATGCTTTAGTTAATGGAGTTGTATTGAAACCAGGAGAAACTATTAATTTTGATGCTGGGGATCCAACTAACTATTTCCCTGCAAGTAATTTTTCTTACGATACAACCACTCCTGGTGCTGAATTAATTGTACTTTGGATTGATTAATATGAAAAGGTCTATCAATCTTTTGCCTAATCTAGGATCTAATCCTGGTATAGAGCTGGATCTTCCTAGGTTCCAAGTTTATTCATTTGGATACAGGGTATCTTCTGATGGGGGAGTATTTGAATCTGATAACTGTATGTATAACATATTAAGGAATTTATTATGAGCCTTCAAGGAGCATCTGATAAATTGGTGTATAGACATAGTAGAGGTGATGATGGGTCTGTATTTTATGTAGGTATTGGTACAAAAAGCAGGCCTTATACAAAAAGTAAACGAAGTGCATACTGGAAAAATATTGTTTCTAAGCATGGATATTCTATTGAAATATTAGCTGAAAATTTATCATTAGAAGATGCTATAGATTTAGAGATGCTTTTAATAAAAGAATATGGCAGGAAAGATATAGGAACAGGCATTTTGTGTAATTTAACAGATGGTGGTGAAGGAACTATAAATGTCACTCCTGAGGTCAGAAAGAAACTTTCAGAAAGAAGAAGAGGAGTAAGAACTATTCCAGTTGGAATGATAAGAAATGCTGAATGGTGCAGAAAATTATCTGAATCTAAAAAAGGAAAAGTAAGCACTTTTAAAGGTAAGACTCACACGGAAGAAGCCAAAACATTAATAAGAGAAAAAAGAGCTTTGCAGATTATTACTAAAGAATCACGTTTGAAGCAAGCTAAGGCTATCAGCGGAGCAAATAACCCAGCAGCTAAAAAAATACTTGATTTGGAAAATAACGTAATTTATAATACAATGAAAGAAGCCGCTAATAGTATCGGTATGAAATATACTACTTTATCTGCTATGCTTAATGGATACTGCAAGAATAAAACTAACTTTATAAAATTAGAAAGATATGAGTTTATTAACGCAGGCTAGTATTTGTGTAACGCCAAACGGATATAAGGAGGGCAAACTTTATTCCGTTATTCCGTCGGATGGTTCTGGCGACTTGTCAGTAACACGAGCGACCACCGCAACACGAGTAAACTCTGCTGGCTTGGTGGAGTTAGTGCCTTATAACCTAAACACAAATAGCGAGAATTTTATAACTTCTTGGGGTAATGACGGAACAAGTACAACTACCAACAACTTTACAACTGCTCCTAATGGCACAATGACTGCCGCAAAAGTAGTTGCGAACTTTGCTAATGGCTATGCTTATAAAAGTTTACCCGTTGCAGTTGGAACATACACGTTAAGTTTTTATGTAAAAGCAAGTGCCGCTACCACAATTAGTATTGATTTTAATGATATTGGTGCGGGAGTATTTGGTCAAGTTTTCAATTTAACTACCGAATGGCAAAGAGTTAGTTTTACTCATAATGTAACCATTGGAAGTAATTTGTTTATAAGCTATTCGGGCTTACAACTTGGTGTTGATTATTACATTTGGGGAGCTCAACTTGTCGAAGGTTCAACCGCTAAAGACTACCAAAAAACGGAAACAAGACTTAACATCCCAAGACTTGACTACTCAAA